CCTTTGTGTCCCAACAACACTGTGTTTGGTGGGAAGTAAGGGTCTCTATACACCTGATATCTACCAGCTAATGTACCAACTCTTTCAATACCCATGTTGTATTGGTCTTGGTCAGGAGATGCATTTGATACGTGGAAGTATTCCAAGTCATCAAAAATTGCACTAACCTCAGATGATACAACAATCCAGTTAGCTCCACCTCTCAATGTTGATTTGTGGATTTGAGCTGAAATTTGGTTGATTGCCGTAATCAAAGTTTGATTCCAATCTTTTTGTGTGTATTGAGTTAATGGATTTGCTGAAGTACCTCTCTTCCATCCGTTGTAATCCCAACGTAATGTCCAAGCCGCACCTTTTCTCAAATCTCTTAAGATTTCACGGTCAATCTCAGCCGCTACTTGCTCTGACAATAAAGCTGTTAATTCAGCTTCAGCGTCAATGTTATGGAATGCAGCTACGTCTTGAGCCAATTCAGGTGACCACTGAGCTCTTAACTTTCTTTCTGTAACAGAAACAGTTACTGACTCAAGGTCAAATGAAACTTCACCAATTTCATCTTCAAATTCTAAGTTTTGGTAAACTCTGAAAGTACACTTAAACGCTTGGTTATAAGCTGTTGTAACACCAGCAGTAGTTGTAGTACCTGAGTAACCATCCAAAGAATTAGCTCCAACTGAACATGGAACCTGAGTATCAACTTCTAAGTAGATAATACCGTTAGCGTCACATATATTATCATATGAACCACCATTACCTGTACCTGGGAAAGTTGTTGATGCTTGTGAACCGTATTGTACGATACCTTTACCATATTTTTGAGTAACAACTCTAAATAATTGGTTACCTGACAAACCTGAGAAACCGTTAGCAGTTGCGTTTGTGATAGGAGTTACTGTCAAACTTGACAAGAACTCTTCAGTATCCATTTCATTACCGTTAGGTCCGATTAATTTACCAGCACCTGCGTTGTTGAAACCTGATAAAGCGATTAACACTTTTCTATATTCACCTGCAGTGTAAGCTGATTGAACTAACTGACCATTACTCCAAGCTTGTGTTGAAGCAGTATAAGTTTCAGCACTGAATTTACCTTTAGAGTAGTCAAATAATCCTGGAGGGTCTAAAGCCGCCTCATTACCTTCGTAGAATCTGTCATACAAATTCTTATCGTTAGCTCCATAACCTTGCTCAGATGATGCAGGACCATTAGGTGCTCCGAAAGGTGCGAAGTGTGTACCACCAGCAGTTGGGTCTTGACCTGTGTCATAACCTTGGATTTTAGGTACAAAGTAGAACAATTTACCGATAGGTAAGTTCATAGCCTGTACAGAAACGATGTCATTAGCCAATAATTTAGAGAAAACTCTTCTTACAATTGGAAATACAACTGTTTCGAATGAACCGTCTGATGAAGTTGTTGCAGCTTCATTGATTAGGTGAGACGCTTGGTTTTCATAAAGTTGAGCGATGTTTTCTTTAACATGACCTCTCAAACCTTCTAAGAAACCTAATTTATCCCACTTGTTGATTGTGTCTTCTTTGATAACTTTCAAGTGCTTAAGACCGATGTTACCTACTAGACCTGATTCTAATAATGCTCCCATTTTAGTATTTTTTTAATTTTTATTTTTTTAGTTTATTTTAATTTTGACATAAGGTCCTTCATTCTTAAGAATTGTGGATTTTCGTATGTCTTGTTTTCAACCAAGTTTGTTGAACCTTTTGATGGTGTTCTATCAATGTTTTCAACGATTGATTCTTTAACCACCGAATCTTTACCTGATAATTCTTCTTTAATTTGTGAGTAAAGATTTTTTGATTCCTTGATTGTTTCGACGTTGTCAAAACGTCTCATTATATTTATTTTTTCTTGTTTAGTTGTTGAATGTTCAGTGAACAATCTAGTTGCGTATGCTAAGTTTGAATTGAAAACCGCTACTTCGTTAAGTTTTTCTCTGAAAATATTTAAAGCTTTTCTATACTCATCGTTTTTAGCTCTTAATGATTCAACTTCTTCTCTTAACGCTTTGTTAGGTTCAACTTTTCTTTTTGGTAAACCTTGTCTTTTAGGATAGTTTCTTGAACCATTACCTAAAGTTCTAGCAGCTTCTTTAGTTTCACCTTCATAAGCTCCATATTCACCATCTTCCACTTCGTGACCATCTACATCAGTTCTGTGATATTTATCACCTTTGTTCATACCATACTTACCTTCTTTAAATTCACCTTTCACAAACTTTTTTGCTTCTGGTGATGATTTACCTTTAGGACCTTTATGAACATTTTCACCGTTAAATGATACTTTTTTAGGACCACTTCCCATTCCAACACCTTTTGGTTTAACAGTCATAGACTCATCAATAGTTTCATCTTCATCATCTTCATTGTCTTCATCTTCATCGTCTTCTTCAGACATTTCAATTTCATAAACAATTTCCTCTTCTTCCATGTCGTGATTACCTTCAGCCATTTCTTCATCTCCAACTTCAATTTCATCACCTTCTTCATCTGAGAAATCCATTTCCATTTCATCCTCACCGTCCAAAGGAAATTCCATTGAGTCAGTTTTTGTCATCATGTCAGCGTCGATTGAATCATCATCTCTTTTGATTGATAATACATCATCGTCACCCATACCCATGATTACGGCCATTAATTCTTCATCAGAAACTTCGTTGTTTGATAAGTCCAAGGGTTCGATTTCATCTTCGTCCCTCATCATATCCTCAGAATCTATTTCCACATCCATACCCATACCAGGCATTTCCATGTCACCTTCTTCATCAGATAAGTCGAATGAAAGTTCTTCTTCTTCCTGTTCTTCC